ATTGCTCCTGTAAATCTTGGTTCGCCTTTGAATTTTCCATCAGGATTATTAGAACTATACCACGGTGATACAATTGCATCTGCTCTTACTCTCACATCTAAATATTCAAATGGAACATTAGGTAATTATTCAAATTTAGAATATGTAAAACTTCCTACCACATGGACCGGGTCATCATTGGCGAGTGCCTTTACAAATTGTTTTGCTTTACAAAAGGTTATACTACCAACAACTATGAATTCTTGCACAAGTATGGCTTCTTGTTTTAGTGGATGTGTATCATTAAAAAAAATAACAATGCCCGAGAGCGCGACCCTACTGAATACTTTGGCCTTAACTTTTAATGGATGTTCAGAGTTATACTTGGTTAGTTTTCCACCGTCATTAACATTAAATGCGGTGACTACTTTTAACAGCACATTTCTTGATTGTGTATCAATAGATAATCTTACTATACCATCAACCAACACATGCTCTTCTTTTTCTGCCGCCTTCGCGAGGTGTTATTCACTTACAAATATGAAACTTACAGCATTAAGAACATCAGGAACTATTGATTGGACTAATGCTTTCTTAAATAGTCAGTCATTGGTGAGAGCGGATATACCAACAACATCAGGAACAGCAACTTGGAACTGCGGGAATATGCTTCAGGATTGTAAGGCTCTTGCTTACTTTTCATTTCCAGCAACACTAACGGTTAATAACTTCTCAGGCACATTTAATGGATGTTCAAATATAGTAAGAATAGATATGCCAACAACTCTGAATGGAAGTTTTACTATGGCTTCATTTGCCTATCAGTGTTATAACCTTACTTATATTACATTTCCAAGTGCTGGATCACCAACACCAACATCAATGCTGTCTGCTTTTACTTCTTGTGCCGTGCTGACCTCTGTTGTTTTTCCAAGCAACTGGGTTCTTACTTCACTGACCGACTTAAACTCAACATTCTTATCAAGTGGTAATTTACAAACAATTTCATTTCCAGCATCAGCAGCAAACAGCATCACCACATTAAATAGAACATTTGAAAGTTGTTTTAATTTGACTTCGGTTCAACTTCCGACATCACTAAATGCATGCACAACCATTACTTCTTGTTTTAATAGTTGTTATGCTTTAACTTCTATTACACTTCCTTCATCTATGCCTGCTTTAACAGGAACAGGATTACAAACAGCATTTCAAAATTGTAGATCATTGACCTCACTTACTCTACCAACAACCGTGGTCACAAATGGTATTACAAATATGACTTCTTGTTTTAATGGATGTAATTCATTAACATCTATTACACTTCCAGTGTTAGGAACTGGCGTGACCTCATTCGCAACCGCATTTCAAGATACATGGAATTTAAAAACTCTTAACTTCAATACAGGAACTATGAGTAATGCCGCAATATCAGCAACCAGTATGTTATTAAGAAGTGGTGTAAATACATTATTAAATACTTCTTCATTTGGAACAACGGCATCACTTATAGATGCGACAACACTCGGAAATACTACACCGTTTTGTGCTACATACTCATTTTCTACAAGATTTTCTAAGCTTGATATATCAGGTGTTGTTGCAAATAGAAATACCTTTGTAAGGACTTTAAGATTACCAGCAGTTGCTTTAACTGGTCAATGGGGTGGAACTTCACCACAAATAAATATATCTTATACAGGTATTACTTATACTAATTTAGTTGCTCTGTTTAATGATATGGCGGCTCAAGGAAACATTGTTGGTAAAACTATAAACATAACCAGTGCTACAGGTGCTGCCTCATTAACAGCAGGTGATAGATTAATCATCACAAGTAAAGGTTGGACTATAACAGGATAAAAATAAATATAAAATATGTATTATAAATTATTTGATGAAGAAGGCGAGTATAAAGATAAGACAACTGGTGAGTTAAAAAACTTAATGGAAGTCAATTGGGCTTGGACACCAGAAGGTGATAATGTTGGATGGGATTCATTTGATTCAATTGAAGAAGCGATGACTTATTACAACATAGAAATAATTAAAGAGGAAGATGGCAACTGAATTTCCAGAATTAAAAAAAGCGGTTAATAAATTAGGTGATGAATTTGTAATGGAATTGATTAATCAATTATTAATTGCAGATAAAGCAGCATCTGGTAAATTAATTAAATCATTAGATTATGAAGTTATAGAACTTTTAGACAATTTGATGATAAGATTACATAGCGAACCATATTTAATAAATGTAGATAAGGGTAGAAGAGCAGGAGCGAAGCCACCACCATCTGACAAGATACTTCCTTGGATTAAATTAAGAAGTATAAAGGGTAGAGATAGTAAAGGAAGGTTCATAACAGATAAATCACTTTCATTTATTATTGCGAGAAGTATAGGAATAAAAGGAATAAGACCAACAAATGTGATACAGAAAGCGAAAGATAATATAATAAAAAAGAAAACTGAAATCTTGGCAAAAGCAGCAACAAAAGATGTGATGGATGCCTTGAATAAAATACTAATAAATCTATAATGCCAATTACAACTCTATCAACATATCCAAATGACTACTCACCTGTCTATGGTGATCTGTGGTTTCAATTAACTTCAACCTCATATGCTCTTACTAATTTTAAATATGTTTTTGACTTACAAAAAATAAGTATTACTGGTGTGACCTCATCATTAGGAAGATATAAGGTTCCACCATCTGTCGCTGGATATGGTTTATACAACTCATCAAGAGTTTTACAAACACAATTGACTTATGATTTAAATCCAGCCATAACATCATATCAAGCGCCGAATTCACTAACATCATATAATATAAATTATGGTTTTGAATACAACCCAAATAAACTATTTGTATCAACATTCGGAACAACCGCTTCTAAATTAGGATTAAGTTTTTCAACAGCTCATCCATTTTCTGTTAATGATATTATACAGGTAAGTAAAGATGATAAAACCGTGAATTATGAATATGACGGCACGGCTTCTGTCACCGCAACAACAACTTATACTATAACAACTGATAAAACTTATTTAGTTCCATATCCAAATGAAAGCGGCGCGATTATTTCTTTTTTAAGATTAGAAAATATATCAAGGACATTAAATGCTTTTAATGGTGTTAGACCTTATGAATTAAAAGCGTTCAATTATGGAACAATAGGTAAATACTTACATACAGGAACTCAAAGTGAAGGCGGTTCAACTTATTCATTAACAAATTATTCTTTTATTGATGGATATTATCCAACATATGAAGGATCAAAAACTATTGAACTGAATGATGTTGAAACAACTTCTTATTTAGTTGATAGGTCATACTCATATAGACCCGACTTGGTTGGTATTCAGTTATACAGCGCTCTTGGAACATCATCAGCAATTACATCCACTGATTACTTTACTTATTCAATTAATGTAAATACTGCTTATAAAAGAATAGATATAGGAACAGGTCCATTAAATATAACAAACGCTCTTGGATTTAATATATTCACACAAAGCAGTAATCTATATTATATGGTTTGCCTTCAATCATCAACGGTTCCATTACCTGGAAGACCTATGATTCCATTGTCAGCAATTAATTCATATGGATTAAGATACTATAAGATTAAAGATTATGATCCGATTGCAAACTGCTCACCATATCCAAAGATTAGATTAGCATTTGTGAATACATTAGGTGGTATAGATTATTTTACCTTTAATTTTAAGTCAGTGAATACTATGAACACAGAAAAAACTTACTTCAAAAGAGAATTAGATTTTAATTATACCGTTGGTGATAGACAAGATTTTGTTTTAAGTCAAAGAGCGACTGAAACCTATACTATATCAACTGATTTCTTAAATGATAATACAGCGAGTTGGTTAAAAGAATTAATTAAATCAACAGAAGTGTATGTTATTTCAGCGGATGGTTCAGATATATCAAATATAGTGGTCACAAAACTTCCTATACTAATAATGGATAGTTCATTCCAAGTAAAAACAAAATTAAATGATAAATCAATTGCAATTACATTAACATATAGAACTGCTTACCCTATAAACACAGCGCAAGGATAATTAATATATAGAAAATATGAATAGAGTAGAAATTATAGTTGTAATAAACAACATCGCGCCGGTTGTAAGAAGATTGGCAGGCACAGGAAATCCAATAAACGCCGTTATTGTTGGTCAGAATAATGGTAGATACGCAGTTAATACTAACGCACCTGAAATACCAGAAAATGTTTATAGATTTCCTCAACAGCAGTTAATGGCTGTTGATCAGCAAGGCTTACCTGGTGTTGGTCCTCCTGGTGCTACCGCTGGATTCACACCCCTATTACCTTATGTTCCAATTCCACCAGTAGTAAATAACTTTACTGGTAGATATTCATTAGATCTTTTTCCTGATGGTGATACACAAATACCAACAACATATCAATTATCAGATGTGACCGATATATCAACGGTGAATAGTTCATTTACAAAAACTATATCACTACCTGGATCAAAAAGAAATCAAGAAGCGTTCGGTTTTATATCCGACCTTTCTGCTGATTCAACTTTTAATCCAAATAAAAGATGTAGAGTTTATGTTGAAGCGGATTCAGTTGTTGTTTTAGATGGTTGGATTCAATTAACAAAAGTAGTTAAGAATGAATTAAAACAATTAGATAAGTTTGAATGCACAATCTATGCTGACAACGCAAACCTTTGGACTTCTATTGGTGAAGCAACATTAGAGCAGATTGATTTAAGTGAATTAAATCACAATAGAGATTTAGAAAACATAGTTGCTTCTTGGGGTTCAAGCACATCTGATGGTGGTTATTATTATCCGCTCATAGATTATGGTGGATGGGGAACGGCTCAGCATTTAGTATTTGGTGCTGATGGAACTGCCTTTTACGCAACAGGTGATTGGACGCTTAAAGATTTAGGTGGTTCAACAGGCTCGCACTTTATCACACCAGAGATGATGTATCCTTCTGTTTATGCAAAAACAATATGGGATAAGGTATTTCAAAACATAGGCTATCAATATAAATCTAACTTCTTAAATTCATCATACTTTAAGAATTTAATTATACCTTTCAATAGAAGTATTCTTCGCAGGGCTCCTTCTTGGGAAACAAATAAAACATTCACTATTGGATTAGGTGTTGTGAATAATGGTAAGTCAGCAACTATGTCTTATGGAACTCAAAGTAATAATTTTTATTTACAATTAGCACCTGGAACAACAACACCAAGATTTGGTGCAGAGTTTTATGGTGGAATTCCTGGTATAGGTAATTTAAGTGCAACTTCTGCGCCAGGAAGTGGTGCGAATAATTATGTGTCCGCTGGTATAAGAATTAGATTTGCTGATACTGGTGTTCTTTATCCATATCAAAACTCATTCTCATCAGATCCAGGTCATGTTTTTAATCCTAATTCATCTTCATACTCACCATACAACAGATATAATACTGGTGTTTTTTCGGCAACTGCTAATGATGGTTGGAATGGTAGAATGAAAATAAGATTTGGTGTTTATTATAAGATATGGATGTTTGGTGATAGTTTGCAGAACAATGCGCACGGTGGATATGGTGAAGTATCTGTTAGAAGAACAAGAAATATAAATGGTGCAACATTCACGCCTGTTCCTTTTAGTAGTCAAGGATATAATTTTATGGGTTATTATTCGGATGTTTATAATGGAACTGGTAAAGCGATTGGTGCTCCCTCAAATTCTTGGCAGGCAATATACTCTTGGTCTGACTTTACAGGATTAATTCCGAATGTTAATAATGAAGTAAAACCTATAAGATTTCCTTATGTTCCAGAAGCAAATGGATTTGCCATAAACAACACTGGCATACCTTTAAACATACCTGGATATGGTGATCAGAAAGTGTATAACTCAGGTCAATCAGGAGTTGATCCAGACAGCGGATTAACAGGTAGATTATATGAAGGTGAATTTTATACCGCTTGGTTAAATGGTTCAAACGCGAACCAATATCCAACTTGGCAAGGTGAAGATTTTTATTTAGAATATAAAGCGGGTGTTAATAATTACAATCCAGCAGGATATGCTGGTATGACGCTTTCTAAAATTGATGGAAAAACTGCAATGTGGATTGAATTTATGCCTGATTTAGGACCAGGTGAAACCGTTGATATGAACCAGTTTTTACCAGCGAGTATTAAGCAAAGAGATTATATGATGTCCTTAATAAAGATGTTTAATCTAACTATTGAGCCTGATAAGCAGGTTCCGAATATGATGAATATAGAACCAAGAGATGATTATTATGCTGCTGGTTCTGTAAGAGATTGGACTTCTAAATTAGATAGGAATGAAGATGTTGAGATACAAATTTTAGGTGATATACAAAATAAAACAACCATATTTAAGTATAAAGATGATAAAGATTACTATAATGAAGATTACAAATCAAGACATGAATCAACTTATGGTGAATTCAAGTTTGAATTAGATAATGATTTTATTGAAGGTGAAAAGAAAGTTGAAGTCGCTTTCTCTCCATCACCTATGGTTAATGTTGTTGGGTCAAGAGGATTTGTAATGCCGAAAATAGTAAAAGCGTCTAATGGCGTTTTTAATAAAACAGATTCTAATATAAGAATTTTAAGAAAAACAACATCTGGAACCGTAAGTAATATATTTGGTGAGGTATGGAGATTTGGAACAACTTCTTCAACCGCTGCGACCTATTCATATTATCCATATGCTGGACACTTTGATAATCCTTATGTTCCAACTGATGATATTAACTTCGGTCAAACAATTGATTTATATTATCCTGATCAAACAAGAGCAACAAATCAAAATCTATACACAAAGTATTACTATAAACAAATGAATGAGTATTCTGATAAGGACAGCAGATTACTTACAGGTTCATTTTATTTAAATCCAAAGGATATTTATGATTTTAAATTTAATGATAATATAATTATAGATAATCAGTATTATAGGGTTGTTAAGATTGATGGATATGATCCAACACAAAGATCAACAAGTAAGGTGACACTTATAAAGGCGTTAGATATAACGGTTCCAAGAGCAAGATCAACAAAGGTTAATATATCAACACCAACAGGTGGATTGATTACAGCGATTGGTGCGAGTAGAAATACTATTATGTCGCAGGGGTCAGCAGCATTTGGTATAGGAAATGCTATACCAGGAAATTCTGATGGAACGCTTATAGTTGGTAATGGTAATAGATTAGATGGTGATAATCCAGGAACTTTTATATCAGGTAATTCTAATTTAGTCAGTGAAGGCGCTGTTAGTTCAATTATATCTGGTGATACAAACAGAATCAGTTCTAATTCATCAGCAAATATATTTGGTAATACTAATACAATTTTACCGAATTCTTTTGTGAATGTTTTTGGTGATACTAATACTATTGGTGTAGTTCAAAGTGTGACCGTGAGTGAGGTTTCTTTTATCAATGTATTTGGTAATCTAAATTCAGTAGGAACAAATGTAAATGCACAAGTTATAGGGTCAGGTAATTCTTTAAATGAAGCACATGCCTTAACAGAAGAAGTAAGCACTATATTTGGATATAATAATATAATTGGAACAAATTCAACCGCTACTCACATATTAGGTTCTAATAATATAGTTGCTGAAAGTGGAACTGCTTCTAACACTACTCATATATTAGGTAATGGTAATTATATTATTCCAACATCAGCATCCACAAATGATCTTTCTATTATTCATATTGTTGGATCTGATAATATGATTCACCCAAGTATCACACCACTTAACACGGTGTTTGGTTCAAGAAATATACTTGGAACAAATTCAGTTGGATATATTGTTGGTTCGGATAATATAATCGCAGCAGCGGTGACACAATCAATAGTAATTGGTTCTAATAATATGGTTGATGCTTCATCAGCAGCAGTATTTGGTGATAATAATATAGTTCCAGATACAACATACAATGCAAAAATCTTTGGAAATAATATAACCTTTGCTTCTAATGTAAGTAATTCAACAGCGATTGGTAGAAATATAAATGCTGATGAAAGTGATAAGGTGTATATCGCTGATGTTGTTGTATCAGGAGGAGCAACAGGATCGGGTGGTCCATTTAGTATAGTAAGAGGATCTTATTCAACTGGAACATTCTCCGCTTTACTTATGTCTAATATAAGCACGGGAAGTGGATATGAGAAATTATATCTACATAGATGCTTTATGACAGGCGGTGAAACTATGACCTTACAAGCAGAAAAGATAAGTGGATCATATGATAGTGTAAATACTACCGAGGTTGAGATACAAGGTATGATTTATTCTAACAATGAAGTATATTATACCAAGGTATTAAAGGTAATGAATAATGGTGGTGTTGAAATAGGAACAACTGATCAAATTGAAAAGAATACTTTAACTTCCGGTAGGTCAGTATCCGTTGTTATACAAAAAGGAACAGGTGATTTTCTTGAAGTAAAGATTACAACAACTGATCCTTCTTCTCTTGAATGGAACTTTATGGTTAAGATTAGAAAGATGTGTATGGATATTCCTATATAATAATAATAATAAATAAAAATATATTTAATGGTATATGGCAGATAAAACAAATATAGACATACTAATTAACACCGCGAATTCAGCAACCAATGTGCGTGAATTAAAAAAGGCGTTAAAGGAATTAGTATCAGCACAAGAGGGCGTTGATAAATCATCACCTGACTTTTCTAAACTCGCAGCGGGTATTACCGACACAGAAGGTAGAATAGGTGATCTAAATGATAGTTTCAAAACTCTTGCTGGTTCAGGTATGGAGCGTCTAACAACATCATCATACTTATTAAGAGATGGTTTAAATAATTTAGATTTAGATAAAATAAAAATAGGATTAAGCGGTTTAAAACAATTACCAAAAGCACTCGCGATTGAATTTACAAAACTTGCGGTTGTTATTAAAGGATTAAATTTTAAGAACCTTGGATCATCAATGAAAGATTTAAGCAAATCTGGTGTTGGTGAATTAACTAAATCAATAGTTCAATTAGGAAAAGCGATATTAACAAATCCTATTATGTTATTGGCTGCTGTAATCATTGGATTAGTTGTTCTTGTTGTTGAATTCTATGATAAGATTATTCCTTTAAGAATGGCTGTAGAGGCATTTGGTAAAGTAATTGATGTTGTTGTTCAGTCATTAAAAGATTTTGCTGACTGGATCGGAATTACTGACTTTGCTGGTGATGAGGCTGCTCAAAAGCAGATGGATAGAAATACAAAGTTATTGAAGGACACTGAAATTAAGTATGATCAGGAAGTTGCGATGGCTCAAGCAGCAGGTAAGGAAACTCTTTTAATTGAAAAAGAAAGAGAACAAATGATGAGGAAGATCATGGATGATGAAGTTGTAAATCTGACAGATCAGTTGAATAGAAAAATGATTAAGGAAAAAGAGTATAATGAAAAGTTATGGGAGATTCATTATAAGTATGTTGCGAGTAAAAATAAAGAAGCGGTTTTAGATACACAGATTGAAAAAGAAAAGTCAGATAAAGAAAAAGAATCACTTGCTGATAGAACAAAAAAATATGCTGACTTTGCAAAAGCAAAAGTTGCTGCTGAAAAGAAGGCGAATGAAGAACTTAAAGATTTACAAAACCAGGCAATAAAAGGTGAAGAGATCCGCGAGAAAGCGGTTTTAAAAACTGCTTATGAAAGAAGAATAAAGGACATAGAAAGTCAAATTGCACTATATGGACCAAGTTCCACATATAGTCAAAATCTTTTGTCATTAAGAAATAAACTCAATGAGGATTTATCAGCGATTGATGTTAAGTGGATGGTAAGAGATATTACAGCGAGGTTTGAACAAGAGGAATCATTTATAGATTTAAAACAAAAGTTATTAAAAAATTCAACCGAAGATGAAGAACAAAATGCTGCTGCTTTAAGAAAACAACTTGAATCGCAAGATGGAATTTACTTTCAGCATTATGAAACAGGTTTAGAGGCTCAAACAATTTTACTTCAACAAGCCAATGACAAGAAGGCGGCATTTGATAAAACATATGAAGAGCAAAAAAAGGCGGCGAAGGATGTCGCAATGCTCAAAGATATAGAAGATGAAAAGTTAAGAAATGATGTGACCGTGAAGGCATATGAACAAGCAATTGATCACTACAAAAAGGATTATGCTGATAAAAAAGAAGCAGTAATTTCAGCAAGGCTTGATAGAGATCTTAAAAGAGAAATTATTGCACTTGAAACACAGGTCGCGATATATGAAGATGGTATATCACAACTAAACAGCGTTGAACAAAAGAGGTATGATAATTTAAATGACAAGGACAAACAATATCTTGGAAATAAAATATCAATACTTGAAAAACAAAAAGAATTAGAATTAAATGTTAAAGGATTAACCGACAGAGAAAAACTTAATATAACTCAAAGGTATGAAAAAGAAGAATTTGATGTAAAGAAATTATTTATTGATAAAGATCTTGAAGAACAAAGAAAGGCAAACGCTGCAAAATTAAATCTGGCGGCTCAATATGTAGATGCCATCAAGGGTGCTTTATCATCAGTAAATGAAATCGCATCACAATCATTACAACAAGAAAAAGATGCGCGTAATGCTGCAGCCGAAGAAGAGTTGGGTAATATGGCTTACAAAACAGACGCTCAGGTTCAAGTATGGACTGATGAACAAACAAGGATTCAAGAGAGTATAAAAGCAGAAGGTGATGCGAACGGTGAAAAACAAGCACAGATAGACGCACTCGCTCAAAGAAAAAAGGATTTACAGGATAAGGAAGCACAAGATGAATATACAACAAAACTTGCCTTATATGAATTCAATAAAGAAATAAAAAGTAAAGAATTCAAAAGGAATAAAGCATTTCAATTAGGCGGAGCGGTGATGGACACAGCGTCAGCGGTGATGAAGTCATTAGCGTCAGCACCTCTCGCGATTGGTGTTATTCCGAATCCTGTTGGTATTGCTTCTATGGTCGCTGTTATTGCTGCTGGTATTGCAAACATCGCAAAAATCGCAAACACAAAAGAAGGTGACGCTGGCGCACCACCAAAACCGCCTATACTATCAACTGCACCTGTTGCGAGTGGTGGATCAGGTGGTGGATCTGGCGGAGGTGGTGGATCAGGAAGTGGTGGTAATTTTTCAGCACCTACATTCTATAAATTAGGACAAGGCGGATCTAATATGGGTGGTGGAATGGCACAAAGAGTTTATGTATTAGAAAGTGATATAACAAGAACACAAAAAGGAATTCAAAGAGTTGAAACAAGAGCAACTACAACACTATAAAATATAAATATAATTATGAAAAAACAATTTAAAGATGCTGATTATCCTATTTATGAAATAGTATGTGATGATACAGAAAGAACTGGTATAAGATTATTAAGTATAGTTGATGAACCAGCAATTGAAATGATGGGTGTTGCTTTTAGTATAGATACATCTATGAAGGATTACCAATTCAAAGCACAGGAGGATAAACAAATGATAGTCGGACCAGGAATGATTCCAAATAAAAAGATTTTAAGAAAAGATGAAGATGGTAATTTCTACTATAATGTATTCAAAGCAGAAACTATATTAAAGTTAGTTCAGAAATTTAATAGTCAAGGAACAAATAGAAAAATAAATGTAGATCATTCTAATAAAATGGTAAATGCTTACATAATGGAAAACTGGATTGTTGAAGATACTTACTATGATAAAAGTAGAATGTATGGATTTAATGTTCCTGTTGGAACTTGGATGGTTAGTATTAAAATAGAAGATAAAGAATTCTGGAATAAAGAAGTAAAAGAATTAGGTAAGTTCGGATTTTCTATTGAAGGTGTTATGGGTGAGAAGCCATTAGAGTATTCAAAGATAATGACCTTTGAAGATCATATTGATAATTTAAATGATGATGAAATAGAGGACATACTTATTGAGTTTAAGAAATGGCGTTCATCACCTGATAGTTCTAATGTAGATAAAATTATGTATAATGATGAAAGTTATGAATTAGTTATTAGGTTTAATGATGGTTCAACTTATACATATTTTAATGTTGATTTTGATATGTTTAGAGATGTATTTGAAGGAAATGCTTCTTGTGTAAGTGATGATACATCTGGTGAAGGTAGATGGTGGGTTGGTAAAACACCATCAGTAGGAGCGGCAGTATATAAAATCTTAACCGTTGGTGGCGTTCCTTATACAGAAGGTGGTTCATTAAGATAATTATCGCGAAATGATAAAAAAAACCTGCATTATATTTAATAGTAGGATAAAAAAACAAATAAAAACATGAATAAAGAAGAAGCAATGTTAAAGATTAAGGATCAATTAAAAAAGTTGATGACTTTTTCAGCAGAAGCAGCACCCATGGAAAATGTTAAGTGTGAGAGCATGAAACTTAAAGATGGTTCAGAGATTATGATTCCAGATGGTTCAAATTTAGAACCTGGTGTTGATTGTTATACAATGGATGCAGATGGAAATCAAATCGCTTGTGCTGACGGATCTTATGAATTAGAAAACGGACAATCTATTGTTGTTAGTGGTGGTAAAATTGAAACCGTTAGTGATGCAAGTGATGAGAAAGTTGAAGAAAGTCCAGAAAATCCAGCAAATACAACAGCAGAAAAACAAGAAATGGGAACGCCAGAAAAGATGGCAGAAGAAGAACCAGAAAAAGAAGAGGTTGAAATTTCTATTGAAGAAAGAGTTGGTAAATTAGAAGAGCACATTTCACAAATTTTAGAATTACTACAAGGTATGTCTAACGCACAGGAAATGGCGATGAGTAAAATTAATGAAATTGCTGAATCACCAGCAGAAAAATCTATTAAGGTTGGTAAATCAACTTCAACAGGATCAGGTGTTGCGTTCAGTTCAGTAAAAAATGAATTAGAAGAGTTAAAAGAATTGAGAAAAAGATTCAACACAGATAATTCATACAATTTTAGCAGTAAAAAAGCATAAAACAAAAAAAAATAACTAAATAAAATGGCAAGTTCAATTGATTTATCGGGTCTGGCGAAATATACCGACCAATTATCACAAGCATTAGTTAGAGAATCAGTATTAGGTGGTGAAACTTTTAAGTATATCACCGTAATTCCAAATATCAAATACTCTGACGCTTTAAACAAAATCACATCATCATTCAACGCGGTTGCTGGTGGTTGTGGAATCATATCACCAACTGGTTCAGTGGCGATACAACAAAACGCTCTAACGGTTTGTCCAATTAAAATTGAAGAAAGCGTATGTGAAAATGACATAGAACAATACTGGTTAGGTATGTTCATGGCAGCAGGTTCTTATACAGAAGACCTATCACCAAAACAATTCGCACAAGTTTATACAGCTGATAAACAAGCTAAACTTCAAGCGTATATGGATGACCTTTTCTGGAAAGCATCACCAACTGCAGATAGATATTCTACTGATACTAACTTGAGATTATGCACAGGTATTCTTGAAACAATAGATTACACTTCTGCTTCTATGTCAGTAATTTCTGGTAATGGAACTCATTCAACTAACACAACTATGACGGTTGCTAACGCAATCAATATTGTTGATGGTATGATTAACGCGATGAATTCAAGTGCATCTCAAATCTTAACTGAAAATGATTTAACAATTTTCTTATCTTACGCTGATTTTAATACATTAGTTGTTGCTTTAAGAAACGCAAATTACTTTCACTATTCAGTAGGACAAGAAGAAACAGGTGCTTCAAGATGGACTTTTATGTATCCAGGACAACCAGTTAGAATTGTTGCAGTAAGAGGTCTTAACGGAACTAACAAAAGATTATTAACTAACGCAAAAAACCTAGCAATGGGAACTGATTTAATGTCTGATTATTCATCATTCAGAATTTGGTATGAAAACTTATATGACCAAGTTTATTTCAGAGCGAAATTTAAAATCGGTGCAGCAGCATACTACTACCAAAACATAGTTTATTTTAAGTAATAAATAAACAAAATTAAATTAACTCATTAGGGGGGAGATTGATTCAAACCCCACAGAGTTAAATAAAAAGAAATTAAAAACAAATGGCATGTTTATTAACATCAGGATATAGTATCGGTTGTAAAACACAAGCAGGCGTCCAAAAAGTATTTATAGGTCAATGGAATGATACTTCATTAACTTATACATTCGGAACAAATAGTATAATCACTGCATTCGGTGGTGCTACTACTTCATTCTATACTTTTCAACAACCGATTGAAACATCATCTTATACTGCGCCAGCAGAGGTGAATACAGAAAATAACGCAATTCAATATAATCAAACATTATCAATTAATGTTCAAGGTATGAACGCTGCTTTACTTAATCAAATTAAAACATTAGGTCAAGGTGTGTGGAGAATTCTTATATTGGATAAAAACGGACTTTACTTTTTAATGGGTAAATCTGGACCAGTTCAAGTATCAGCAATTGATAGTGGATTAGGAAAAGCAGGAACTGACTTAACAGGTGCAATGATTACTTTTACATCAAAAGAAGATCAACCACTTTATGAAGTAAATTCAGCAGCGGCTTTAACACTTATCGCTTAATTCTATTTTCCAATTAGAATAAAAGAACCTCACTTTGACATAGTAATCAAGGTGGGGTTTTTTATTGATAAAAAATTAAAAATTTATATTTATGAGTATGAAGATAAAAGAAGAACATTTAGACAAAAACATTTCTTGTCCTTTTACCGGAAAACACCTTTGGGTAAGAGAGTTAGAACCATCAGTATATTCACACTATTCAAGTAAAGGATATGAATGGTTGTTTGAAGAAGAAGTTAAAGAGATTAGTGAAGAAGAATTTTTTACTGAACCTACTAAAAAGAAAAAGTAAGTAATGATATACTTAAACTCTGGAACAAATAGTATAGTTGCGACCCTATATGAAAGATGTAGTAATCTTATTAATCCTTACTTTACTTGGAAGTTAATTGATAAAGATTCAGATGCGACATATTTGTTTTATGCTGCTGATAAATCAACCGCACCTTATTATTGGAATTCATTTACCGTATCAGTCGGTGTTGGATCAGCGACAGCAGGATATGTTAATATACCACCATCAACTTATTCTTATGAGGTATATGAAATGACTAATCCTTATGACTTAAATTTAAGTAATTCATTAGGTATAGTTGAAAATGGAATAATAACATATAACGCAACTTTTTCAAGACCAAAATCATTTACTCAATCAAATGATGATGTGACCGTTGTGTATAGAAATCAAAATAGAATATAATTATGGAAGAAAGAATAATAAGAGATGGACTTGATAATGAAACGGGGAAGCCGTTCGCTTTGAGAGCAGTTGAATTTAATATGATCGGTAAAGATATACCACAATATAAAGAAAGTATGAATCCAAGAGGCGGCTTCATTAACTTCGGTGATGATAATTTAATGCCTGATTATTATATTTCTTTACTTGACAGATCACCAAAACATAACGCGATAATTCATCAGAAAGCAGCAATGATTTCTGGTAATGGTTGGATTAAAAATAATCTTTCTAATGAAGCATTAAAGTTTTTATCTAACTCTATGAATGAAGATGATTTAGAAGAAATTGTGACCAGAGTAGGATATGATTTAGAAGTGTATGGTGCTTTCTTACTTAACATAGTATGGTCAAAAGACAGAACAAAGATCGCGGAGATTAATTATATGAATCCTCAATCAATGCGTATTGTAGTTCCGAGTAAAGATTATCCACAAACAGAAGGATATTTAATTTGTAAGGACTGGACTAATGTAAATAAATTAGACAATAAACCTATTTATTATCCAGCGTTTTCAACAAAGGACAGAAGTAATCCTAATCAATTATTATATTGTAAAACATATCAAGCGGGTAAATACTGGTATGGTGTTCCTGAATATATATCAGGCGCGAGATGGATTGAAATGGAATTTGAGATTTCACAATTTCACCTTTCAAATATCAAGAATGGTTTTGCGCCAAGTATGTTTATTAATTTTCCAACAGGTATTCCTACTGATGAAGAAATGTTAATCAATGACAGAAAGTTAATGCGTCAATTGGCTGGACCAAAAGGCGGTGGTAAAGCATTTATTACCTATTCAGAAGATAAAGATTCAACACCAACTATTCAACCAATAGAAACAAATAGTAGTGATACAAAATATATTGATCTTAATGATATGATTACAGAAGGTATATTAGGATCACATAGAGTAAATGATCCAGATCTTTTTGGTTTAGGAAATCATGATGGTGGTATAACATTTGGTCAAACTAACATATTAAATTCACTTGAAATGTTTAGAAGTCAGTATATAGTTCCTAAACAAAGATTTATTGAAAAGCAGTTTAATAGATTATCAAGAATAAATGGAATCACTGACAGATTAGAACTTGCGAACTATGAATTAAATTTCGCAAAGATGGATTTATCAATAAGTGATACTCTTTCTATTTTGTCGGCACCTATTACTGATGATGCAAAAAGAAATCTTCTTATCATTAATGGTATAACGGAAGAGGACGCAAATAAATTAGTAATCACTAATCCGGCACCAACTGAACCAAAAAATAATCCTCCTGCATAATGGCTTTCGCAACACTTATAGATGTTGAATATGTTTTTATTCACTCTACAATAGATAAAAATACTGATGCTGATTTAATCGCACCAAACATTATAGTTGCTCAGGATACTAATATACAACAGATATTAGGATATACTTTATATCAGAAGTTAATGGACTTGGTCACAACCGGTGCAATAAATGACGCCGGAAACTCTAAATACTTATTATTACTTGCTAACTTTGTTCAGCCTGCACTATGTCATCACACGGTATGGCACTCACTTCCATCAATTCAATATAGATTAACAAATAAATCTATTCTTTCTAAAACTACTGACTCCGCGACCACTACTGGATTAAAAGAATTGATGTATATGAGGGACAATGTTAAGCACTATGCAGATTTCTATAATCAAAGGATTAGAGAGTTGATAATTAATAATCCAAGTGATTACCCAGAATACTTCCAAAGTGTCGGTATAGATAGAATTAGACCTAAAAGAACAACATATTTTTCTGGTTGGTCAGGTAATGCGGGTGGCACAACAAAAAAACCTAATAATGGTTACGGAGATCCTGACTGCTGCGATGAGCCATGGGGGACCCCGTTAAACTGGTAATGAGAAACGGAACATACAAATCAAATCTGAACAAGTTTAGTAAATACTTGAAAGATAAAAGTAAAGAAAAGTGCGGTGAGTGTAATGAACTTCCTTGTATATGCCTTTTAGAAAACTTTGAGAATGAAAAAAAGAAAGTAAAAAAATGATGATTAACATATTAACATTTATTGGTGGCTTGATGTTAGCCATAATAGGATATTTCTTAAAACAAACTATGGATGAATTAAAATCTGTAAAGGATTTATCTTATAGAACAAAGAATAAATTAGATGTTCTTTCTAATGATCACACAAATAAGTATGATAATCTTACAGAAAAGATGTCGGAATTAAAAGAAGTAATAAGTGATTTAACAAATGAAATCAAGCAACTCAATAAAAGAAATTAGTTCCAAGTAAATCCTAAAATATCGGTTTTATTTTTACTATTCGCTTCATCAATTTCATTTGCCAATTCCTCCATACCTTTAATCATAAATAGTTGTGCTTCTATTCTTATTCTTTCTCTCTTTGTAAATTCTCTGATTACTTTTGTATCATGCTCAATCCAATATCCTGACGCACCAGAACATATTGGTGATAATCTTCTACCTCTGATATAATTTATACACTTCATCAATCTTGCTTTACCAAAAGATCCGTTGAATCCAATTCTACCTTGATGATTATTGAACCAAACAATAATTCTATTTGCGGTTATTCCTTTTTTATAATTACTCGCATTCAATTCAAGAAGTTTTATTAAATGAGGTATGACTTTATCATGATCGCACTGCGTCATTTCTGGTGTTAGTGGCTTTATTCTTTCTTTCATATTTACTTTTTTAATCTTTTTATACCATCTAATACATCATTTGATGTGGTTGATCCCCATTCACATATACCGCCTTTATTCCTTCGGAGTTTTTCACTCATAGGATAGTAGTCATATGTTAATTCACTATGTATGGTAATCTTATACATAGTGTCTGGTGCGTTTTCTGGACCGTGTGATGATACTTTATACATTTTTGATATAAGAGGTAGTATATCACTTCTGAATGATTCTAATCTTTGTTTTCTTTCTTCTTTTTTATTCTTCTTCATATTCTATATATTAACTATTATGTTTTCCTTTTAAGCATAGAAAGTATTACAACCTCATTTAGTATAGGAAGTAATGAAGACCTTTAAGTTTCTACATTCAAGCCATCATCTTCCTGAACCACCTTTCTTAACTATGGTTCCAACCGCGGATTAATATTCTGTTGATTGATCGGGTTGTGAATTTAGACACAGCGCCCTATTGAATATTAGAGTGACCTACCCAAGATATTATCTTTAAGGATTTTGTAGGATTTATTTTTATTTAATCTTCTAATGTTTTAGCCTCCAATACCTAATATACTAATTAACTTTTCTGTTTTTAAGTTTATTAATATACTAACAAAAAGGACATTACTGCAATTTATCTCTGGCTGACCAGGCATGGACTACACCATGAGCATTTCATCTTCTTATTAAATTATATTTACCTCTTATTGCTCGTAGTATGTTCTTTTTAATGCTTTCTATTTCCTCCAATTGCTGTAAAATATATATTAAATATCCGCTTTCTTGTTGTTAGAAAATAAAAATTATTTTGTGTTATAAATCCAATTCATAAAATCTAAATCATCCTGCTTTTTAATTTCATCTTGATATTCTTCATCAGCAACTATGAATCTTAAACGGCATATTAACCAATTAAGTTCAACCTCTGACGGTTTAAATAAGTATCTATCATAAGCGTCATGTATAATTACTTCGCTCACCATATCACTTTTAATTAATTGTGGTTTGTAGGAACTCATCATATGCTCAACTACAAGTTTTATTTTTTCTTTATTATCCATACTATTATATCTAAAAACGGTTTAAAGGATTGCCGTTGTCCTTAATAAATTATACACTTAATTTTTTTAATAAATCAGTAATCTCATTTGCTGTTTTTTTCATATCATCATTACTATGAAGCGACATATGAATGTGATTAGGATTATACTTACCAACTTTTCTAAATCCAAACTTTCTGAAAAAAGAAGTTTGTTGAGCCACAGGTGTATCTCTTTTGTTAGATCCAATACCAACTGAACCAGTGCATTCAAGGATTAAGTCACCAACTGAATCACTTATTTTAACAACCGCGGAGAAGTAAGCAAACAAAACTATCTTCATTAAGATACTACCGCATCCTTTTGTGTTTGATATGATTCGGCTTATATCAACATTACCTTCATATGACTTAAAGTTAATATGTGAGCCATCAGGTAAAGATATATTACAAACCTCTGAACTATACATATTGAATTTACCTTTTGAATTTTGAACCATAGATATTAATGGGTAGGTTGAAACTTTAATACTTTCACAAGACATATCTTTAATCATTGAAGCCATATAAGAATATGTTGCGTTGTTTGAAAATTCTTTAACAGAAGTTGTGCTTGTCATAAATTGTGTTTTCATATTTTTAAGTTTTAAGTGGTTTATGTTTTTCTATACTATAAAGATACGGATAAAGTTTTAATCTGCCAAATTTATTTTAATAAACATCTGCTCTTGAACCAAAAGCCGCGATGAAGTCATAATCTAATAAATCAAGTCCATCATTGTTTCTGATGTCATAAGTCCATACAGCCATGCTGTGAGCGTCGCCGCGGCTGTCTGGTTTTTGGTCAATTTCAATTCCATCTTTTGTGATGTAGTTTAGAACTATTGATAAAGATGTTTTGTCATCGCGAGAATCTTGTAACCAAAGAGTAAATCCGATTTTTTGAATTGACTTGATTGCTGTTTTGCTTAAACGGCCTTTTTTTGTGATTAAGTTTTTCATATTTTCTAATTTTTTAAGTGGTTAATATTGTGTTTTTCTATACTATAAAGATACGGAACTTATTTTAATCTGCCAAATTTATTTTCAATTATTTTGTTAATTTTACTTCAATTCTTCTTTGAGTGTAATTGCGACCTACCTTCATACCACCAGTATATTCAAAATCAACCTTTTTGAATCCAAAATAACTAACAATAAAGTCAAGGCAATCTACTAAATTATCATCACCAGGGTCGCCAGGAACGGTTAATTTGAACTTAAAAACCGTTTTGAACTCTTTACTTGACCAATCAAAATGACAGCCGTCAATGTCTAAAAATCTATCTGTGATGATGTCCTTAATATATGTATCTGTGTATTTCATATTGTAAAGATACGGAGGATTTCCCTATTCACCAAATTTATTTTCATCTTTTTTGATATTTATAATCATTCTAAATAAGGATACTTCGCTCGCAATGCGATTAAGTGCTATATAGTGTTAATTAGAATCATTCTAAATAGGAAAATAATCAAAAATAAATTTGGTGGTTGAGAAAAAGTTCCGTATCTTTGAAGTATGAAAACAACTAATAAAATATCAAGAGCAGAATTTGACAAAGTAGTTTTAGATGAAATGGCAAGTCCTATACTTATTTTTAATGGACCTACTCCAGCGATGGTTAATGGTGTTAGAAGAGATCCTGACTCTATTGAGTATCCAACAAGAATCCAAGCCGAGAACTACGCTTTCTGGAAGATTACAGGATGCTGGGCTCAAAATGACTTTGTGATTGATTTCTGGAATGGTTTATCATCAGTTAGGGTTGATGGTATTACATTCATTGCAGATGTTGAAATGAGTAAATTTATGTAAAATAAATTAGGTCAATTCAGAAAAGTTCCGTATCTTTATAGTATAGAAATAACCACTTAAAAAATTAGAAATTATGACAATTCAAGAAAAAATAGAGGCAAAATTATTAAAGGATTTAAGATCTTTCAGCGTTCATAGAACTGAAAAAAAAGGAGTATATGAAGTATCTGGTGAATTAAGAAATGACCGTAATTTCAGCATAGGTGACCTTAATTGTAATCAATCTATCATTGCATCATTTCAACCTTTCAGCGATGACCAATCAACTTATAAGACATTTAACAAGTGGAAATTCAACACAGAAGATGATATTATAGATGCAATTTGTTCTTTTATTTTAGGATAAAATTAGGTCAATTCAGAAAAGTTCCGTATCTTTATAGTATAGAAATAACCACTTAAAAAATTAGAAATTATGACACCAAGAAACTATCAATCAAAAGCAATCACAGAAGTAGTATCAGGCTTTTCAGCACCTACTTCAAAAGTTGTTCTCGCTGCGGCTACTGGTTCAGGCAAAACTGAAATCGCGATTATGTTGGTTTCTTCTTTTGTTAAGTCAAACTTCGGCAAAGTTCTTGTTATTGCTCACCACACTAATGTAATCAAAGATAATTTCTGTCAGCGTTTGGCTCAAATTAATCCTGACTTTACTTGGTCTCAAACTTCAACAGATGTTGATTGCTTTGTTGCAATCAGATCTTCAATTGTTAATCTTGACCTTTCACAATTCTCACTTGTTATTGTTGATGAGGCACACCAAAACTACTTCGCTGATACTATTCAATCACGCATTGGTTGTGTAAATCATCAAGTTCTTTTAACTGCAACACCTTCAAAATTTGTTGCTGATGGCGTTAAGTATATCTTACCAATCGCTCGACTTGATATTCCTAATGAGTTCTTTGCTCGCTTAAACTTCCGTATAGTAAATGCTGATGTTAAAATTGATTCTAACTCTTACAATGATGACAGAGTTTTAAAATCAGGTATTATGTTTTCAAATGATGAAGTAAAATCATCAGTTGATTCAGTTCTTCCACACATCGCTGACGGTAAAAAACTATTTATCTGCCGTGATATTAAACACGCTCAATTGACCGCACAATATCTTACTTCTGTTGGTATTGATTCAGTTGTTTCTGATTCTAAATCTGACCCAGATTCAATTATATCAAACAAATTTAAGTCAGGTGATATTCAATCTCTTGTTGTTGTTGATAGAATGCGTCTTGGTTATTCAGATAATAATCTTTACTATACTATTGATATGTCATTCACTCACAATCCTGATACTATTCACCAAATGATGTCAAGATCAAATCGCGGAAATCAATTACAAAATAAGTTTTATATTAAGGTGACCAACAACACCTTAAATGCACTAACTCGCGTTATGGTTTCTATTTCAATTTCTTTAATGAAGAAAGAAAATTTATTATCATTCAACGGCAAAAACTTTGCAGGATTACAAATTCCTGTTGTTAAGCAAACTTCAACAGGAGTTTCTTCTTCAAGAAAATCAGCGTCAGCATCATCAGTATCAATTCCTGACTTCGGTGATATTCAAAACTTCTTTGATGTTTGTGATTTCGCTGACGCTGATGTTGTCCTAAATCAACTTACTGGCGTTGTAAAAAGAACTTATGAAAGTTGTTTTCAATCATCACAATCCGCTTCTTCTTGGAATGAATTCAGAACTATGTCAAGAAATGACCAGAACTGGATTCAATCAAATGGTTTCAAAGAAAAACTTTGTGTTGAAAGAGGTTGGAAGATTCAATCAAACAAAACCGTTTATGATATACAAGAAGTAATCGCGTCAGCAAAAAAGTATGACAGCGCATCTGACTATTTGAAATCAGAGCCATCAAAATATAAATGGTCCTCTTCACAAAAAATCACTCACTTGTTTGTATATAGTTCTGGATTAACAACAGCACAAACCGTTGAAAAAAGACAAGCAGAGGCTCACTCTAATAAAAAATTAAAGTGGTCAAAACAAAATGAAGTGAGAAAAGCAAAAAGAAAACTTTCTTCTAAAATATAATATAATTTATATTACTATTATTTATTTTAACCCTGGTAAGTTTTAATCTTCTTATCAGGGTTTTTTGTGCTTGATAAACCTTACTTAAAAATATATCTATAAGTGTATGAGAAAGAAAAAAGATACTTATGAAGCAAAGGCAACAAGAAGTAAGTGGGATATATCCGACTGGACACTTAATAATTCCTTTATGACTGATGATGAAATAAAAGAAATGATTAATCTTCTTAAAGGACATATGTTTATGAAGTATAAAACTTATCACGAGGAAGTAATACATATGACTATACTTCAAGGATTAAGAGTATCACACCAGTATAATTCAGAGAAGGCTTCTAAACTGGTTTGGTTTCAATCTATATTAAGAAATATATTTATTAATGAGGTTGATCCAAAGTATAATAGACACATTAGACATCATTATTCACTTGATTGGAAAGATGATGAAGGTAGTGATGAGAATAGAGATGTGGTTGGTCAAGCACTTCTTAAATGTTCTGATGGTGAAGATGATGATAAAAAAGAAATTATAGAATTCACACAGGAAGTTATTAAAATGATTAATGAAGGTGATTATGTAATTCTTAAATTAAGAGTTCAAGGTGAATCCTATTCAACTATGGCTAAGATATTAGGTATGCGAACACATCAAATGGCTGTCTTATGGAAAAAAGAACGCGAAATACTTAAGGAAGAAATAATTAAAAAAGGAATTGATAATGAGGTCATAGAAGGAAGAAAACCTCTTAACGCTTTTACAAAAGGATCTAAAAAGAAGCCAAAGGTTTTCTTAACACCTATAAGAAATTGTAAGAATTGTAAAAAGGATTTTAATTTTGAACCTGGTATGGGTCCTAACACTAAAACCTGTTCAGAGGAATGTAGAAATATCTTGGTTAAAACATTTCAAAGCGCTTACGCAAGAAAAATGTATTATCAAAAGAGTAAGGAAAAGAAGAGTTCTTGATATATAGTTAATGATTAATAATTTAATAAAGAAGATTTACATTAGGGGTTCAATAATATATTTAAGAGATGTAAGTAAAATAACAGAAAAAGGATTTTATCAATTAGATAATAAGTTGATAGCAAACGGGCAGATAATAGATGAATGGACTGATTGGTGTAATTTAGTTCAACAAGAAATCACGGTCAGAAGGAGAAACAAAAAAATAAATCAAATCTTAAATGAAAACTAACGCAGTTTTAAGTTATGCTCTTTCAACAATTAAGGAGATTAAACTAACATTAAGTCCTAAACTACACTACTCACAGAAAAAAATGGTGATTGAGTTGGTCGCAAATATATTTTATAATTATATTGATGTAATAGAATCAAGTATTTTATCTGATAAAAAGATTAGTGAATCATTAGAAGATATAAATAGAATATCTGGTGATATAAGTAATATACTTAATGATAAAGATTATTTATTAACCTGGATTTATATTGGTGATACAATAGTTCTATGGCAAAAGAGGGCGGTAGAGTTAGAAGAATATGAAATCGCTTCTAATCTTAAAAAATTATTTAACAACAATGATTCATGTGTATAGTATTCTTTGGAATAGTCATTGTATCTATATCGGAAGAACAAATAACATTAAGAGAAGATCAGCAGAACATAGAAGAGCCCTAAAAAATGGTAAAAAGAAATTAGTATATGATTTTTTAAGAGAAGGAGGTTATGAAGGCGATATTGAATTAGTTATTTTAAAATCTTATTCAAGTAAAACAGAAGCAAAAAGAATGGAGATGTTCCTAATTCTACAAGACCACTTCGGTCAAAAGAAATTAAAACAACAGGTTCCTAATATAAGCGATAGGTAATGACTAAAAATGAGATACTGGAATATATTTATAATAATAAAATGTTGTCCGACGCCATAAGAAATATAGTGACCGATAAAAATCATTATGAAGATTTCAGATCACACTTCTTACAACAAGTATGTGAAATAAAAGAACATAAATTAATAGAGTATTATGAAAAAAGATATTTAGATTATTATTGCTTAAACATAATAACTAATCAGTGGAAAAGTAAAACATCAACATACTATAAGATACATAAAAACAACGGATTTTCTGGTGAAAGAATAATTGACTTTGTAGATTATGAAATAGGATCTGACTTAAAAGATGAAGAAGTAATAGAGATAGATAGTGTAGAAATTAAAAAAAGGATGATGGAATTATTAAAAGAACAATATGAAGATTTTATGATTAATCAATATCATCAAACACTCTTTCACCTTTATTACTTTGATGATTTAAACTTAAAACAAATAGAAAAACTTACCGGTATAAATTTTAATGCGGTAAGTAGATCTGTAAGAAAAACAAAAGCGTATTTAAAAACTAAAATAAAGATATGACATTAATAATTATACTAACAAAAATACTCTTACTGGCAAAATTCATTACATCATTTGAGCCGCTTCAATGGTTTCTTGAAGTATTAGAATTAAAACAACTTAACATCTTTAAATACCTCTTAATAGTTATTACAAGTTGTTTTAAGTGTGCTTCTTTCTGGGTAGGTTGGATTGTATCAGGTGATATATTTATTGCTGCTGGTGCTTCTTATATCGCTTACCTTTATACACAAGGCGAACAAAACATAATAAATTACATATGGCGAAAAAAGAAATAAATAATTATCCGAAAGAAGATTTAGAAAAGATGTTTATTCTATTTAGACACATAGGTCCGTTTAGAGATTCAGAACAAAGTTTAATATATGAAATGTTGAAGAAGTATATTGATCCAAATCATCCAAGACCTATTAGTGGTTGTAATTGTAGTATGTCATACGCGAATGCTTTTAATAAGTTAAGAGATTGGGTAGGACAAAACGGAAATAAATTTAGTTAATGAGAAAGAAGTTAGTATGTATAAAAGAACATCCCCTACTTATTGTAGGTAATACTTATGAAGGTGATGAGTTCATAACAGATGGTGAATGTATAGCATATCTCATATATCAATCGGATCAGGCAGGTCATGTTGGATATAAAGAATTCTTTATAGATTTTGACCAGTATGAAAGGAATAGAAAAATAGAACAACTTGGATTATGATGGACAAGAAGTTAGATGAAATAATAAAAAGAACAAGGGCGTATGATAGAGAAATCAAAATTGAAAAGATACTTGGTGATGATGAGGTCAAGACACCTAATCAAAAATTCATTATGGAGATCCGCGACCACCTTAGCACTTGCATTAATAGGAGTGAGTTTATCAGCAGTAGTTATTTTAATATCACCTCTGATATGGCTGACATCCAAACTTGTAATTGTCATACTCACATTGAAACTGAAAAGGCGTTTGAAGAATTCTTAAAGGTCCTTTACTCTATGTATAAAGGATCAGAAGGATTTAATGTCAATAGTATATTAAATAAAAAAGTGGTTGAAAGAATAAAAAATAATATAATAACCCGTGGCACACAAGAATAAAAAATATGACAGAGAATTCCTGGTTACAAAAGTTGCAATGATGAGGATTAAAGGCAAGAGCACACATACATTATTAGATTTTCTTATGGTTCAAATAGGTATGAGTAGAAAGATTGCTTATGAAGTCCTGACTGATGCTCAAAAGTATATCATGGATATAACTGATAAAGATGTAAATAAAGCATTCACAAATGCAATACAAAGATTAGAAGAACTTTATGAAGTAGGAACTAACAAAGAAAGATTAGAAACACAAAAAGAGATTAATAAGTTGATGGGTCTATACGCAGCAGATAAGGTTGATATAACATCAGGTGGTAATGCGATCACAGAAATAAAACTTATTCAGATATTAAAAAAGGATGATATAGGTGAGTAAATCATTAAACATAAAGCACACAGAAGTATTTTCTTGGAACTATGAAGCACTTAATGATGATGAAATAAGATTTGTGGTCAATCAAGGAGGAAGTAGAAGTTCCAAAACATATTCACTATGTCAAATGGTAATTGTTTATTGTCTTACCAATCCAGGTAAGTTAGTCAGTATAGTAAGAAAATCATTTCCTTCTTTAAGATCATCCGTGTTAAGAGATTTCATAGAAGTAATGCGTGATTTAGGATTGTATAAATTATCTGAACATCACAAAACAGAAAATATGTATAATTTTTATAATGGATCTTCTATTGAATTCTTTTCTGTTGATGATGAACAAAAGTTAAGAGGTAGAAAAAGGCATGTCTTATGGTGTAATGAAGCGAATGAATTATCTTTTGAAGAATTTAATCAATTGAATATGCGAACCACCGACAAATTAATCTTTGACTTTAATCCATCTGATAATGAAAGTTGGTTGTATGATTTAATAAATAGATCAGAAACTAAATTTATTAAATCTACATACAAAGATAATCCTTTTCTTGCTGATGATATAATAAAAGAAATAGAAAACTTAATATCAGTTGATGAAAATTATTATAAGATATACGCGTTAGGTGAGAAGCCTATACCTACAACAAGAATATACACTCACTTTAATCAGTATGATATAAATCCGCTTGATGTAATTGATACGGTATATGGACTTGACTTTGGATATAATCACCCATCAGTTTTAATTAAAGTAAGTATAACAGATGAAGGATATTATTGTGAAGAAATAATCTATAAACAATTCTTAACATCTGGTGATTTAGTAAGCCTATTCAATCAGTATGGTATAGATAAGCAAAAATATATCTACGCAGATTATTCAAGACCTGAAATCATCACAGATTTAAGAAGAGCGGGATATAATATAAAAGAGGCAAATAAAGAAGTTAAAGCAGGTATAAACACGGTGAAGTCAAATAAGATTTGGATTCATAAAGCATCAACTAATACCTTAAAAGAATATAAAATGTATAGTTGGAAAACAAATAAGGATCAGATTTTAGATGAACCTATAAAATTAAATGATGATAGTATGGATGCTTTAAGATATGCGATTCATTCACATCAGAAAAAGAAATTTAGAGCAACAACTATATTTGTTCCAACAATCAGACCAGAAAGTGATGAATGGTAAGATGATAAATAAAAAATAAAATATATTTATGAGTATGAAGAAAGAAATTATAGTTCCAAAATCCTTTGATGAGATTACATTGAAGCAATACTTGGACTTTACATCAACAGCAGAAGGATTATTAGATGATGGATCTATGCAATCAACATTGAGAACATATAAGTTGGTTGAAATCATTACTGGTTCAACAGAAGAAGAGATTGATGACCTATCATTAGAAGAAATGAATGTTATATCACATGAAGTAAAACAATTAATTGATAATTTTACTGAATTTAAAAAAGGATCTAATCATTTTAATTTAGAAGGCGTTGATTATGTTGTTAAAGATATAAATAATTTAGATAATGGTGAGTATATATCTTTGAATCTATTAAAAGAACAATATGGTGATGATGTTAGAGGCTTATTTCCAAAGATGTTGGCTGTCCTAATCAGACCAGGTAAGATGGAATATGATTCAGAAAAGAAAGAAGAAATTTGGACGGTTGAAAAATTCAATAGAAGAGATATAATGAATTTAGAATTAAGAGCAGATTTATTTTTGAATAAAGCAAAGGCTGGTGATGTGATTCCTATTGTCAATTTTTTTTTGAGTGGGAAAGAAATATCAGTATAGATTATGAAAGCCTATTCAGTGTAGAAAGTGATAATAAAATCGCACACGCAATGAATGATGACCAATCACATAAGTATAGATGGGTCGCTTTTATGGATAGATTGGCTGATGGTGATATAACAAGACATGAAGAAGTATATAGATGTGGATATATTGAAACTCTAAATCTTCTTTCATATTGGAAGATAAGAGATGATGCTGAAAGAATGGCAAATAAAATGAAATAATAAAGAAATGACTTACACTGAATTATTAGATGCGGAATGGGATGATATAAAGCATAAAATCACCAAAGAAGATAAGGACAAATTAAAAGAGATAAGCAAATTGCCGCCAATTAGGCAAGAAATACGCCTTTGGTGTATATCAAAAGACAGAGAGCAAAAATTAAATAAATTATTATGAGTAATAATACTTTAACACTAACAAAGATTAAATCTATATTTGAAGATTTAGCAAATCGCCATAGTTTTATCAATGACTTTGGATTCGGACCTTCATACAATATAGGTAATGAAAGACCGCCCTTACTTCCTTATATGTGGATTGAACCTATATCAACAAGAGTTCAAACAGGTGGTGGTAATTCACAAGGCGTAGAATACTATACATTCACTATGTATATTATGGATAAGATTAATAAAGGTGATGCCAATTATCAAGATACATCTTCTGATTGTGATTATATAAGTAAAACTATATTCGCTGAATTAGATCAGCATCCTTATTATGTTGATTTAGATTTAAGTATTGATGGAACCTTTGAAGGTCAGCCAGCGTATGAAGCACAGGATGAGAATAGTAATGGTTGGATGACTACTTTTACTCTAAAACTTCCTTTAAGATATTCACCTTGTAATGATCCAGTAAGTGCGATGGTCGGTTATTCAACCGTTCTTTCAACAAATGGATATACAATTACTTACTTTGGTCCAACGGGTCCTCCTGGTCCAATAGGTCCGCAAGGAGCAACGGGTGCTGCTGGCACAAGTGGCACATCAGGTATATCAGGTTCATCAGGAACTTCAGGTATAACTGGTGCAACTGGTCCATCAGGTGGTGGTGGTTCATCAGGAACTTCTGGTATAAATGGCACATCAGGCTCAAGTGGTATATCAGGCTCATCAGGATCAAGCGGCACATCAGGAGTAGATGGAACTTCTGGCACATCTGGTATAGATGGAACTTCTGGATCTTCTGGTATAGATGGAACAAATGGTGTGAATGGATCATCAGGGTCAAGTGGTATAAGCGGTTCATCGGGTTCAAGTGGCTCATCAGGTATTTCAGGTTCAAGTGGATCTTCTGGCTCATCAGGATCAAGTGGCACATCTGGTATAGATGGAACTTCTGGTTCAAGCGGCACATCTGGTGTAGATGGAACTTCTGGGTCTTCTGGTATAAATGGAACAAGTGGATCTTCTGCAACCTCAGGGTCAAGTGGCTCATCAGGATCTTCTGGCTCATCAGGATCAAGTGGCACATCTGGTATAGATGGAACTTCTGGTATAGATGGAACTTCTGGTTCAAGCGGCACATCTGGTGTAGATGGAACTTCTGGTATAGATGGTGATGTTTATTCAACAACTTCAAATACTAATCTAACAATCGCGAGTAATGGAACTCAATCATTAATAACAAATGATTTAAATCTTGATTATTCAATTGCTCAAAGTATAATTATCGCACATGATTTAAGTAATCATATGCACGCAGAAGTTGTTTCTTATAATCCATCAACTGGTTTATTAGTTTATGATATTAAACATAAAACTGGTTCAGGAACATACGCCAGTTGGCAAATTAATTTGGCTGGTGCTGTCGGTCAAGCAGGATCAAGTGGATCTTCTGGGTCAAGTGGTTCTTCTGGGTCTTCTGGATCATCTGGTTCAAGTGGATCATCAGGCTCAAGTGGTTCTTCTGGTATAAATGGTTCAACTATTATATCAGGTTCTATGAAAAGTATAAGTGGAACATCAAGTAATAAAAGTGTTGGAACAATTGACTTATACTCATTTAGATCAAGTGCGATTGGCTGGAGTGCCTCAACCTTACCTAATGGATATTATGTAATCACAGCACCGACTGGTTTATCATGGGGATCACCTGGTGGTATTAGTCCTGGTGATGCTTTAAGTCCTGATTGGGATTTAACAGCCAACTTTTATCTTACCTCTTACAATATATCAACAGGTCAATTTATATTTGAAAGCACAAATAGATCAATTTCGGCAGGAACACACTCTGTAATTCCTGGGCCATACTATGGTGGATATTTACCAAACGGAACTGCGGATCAAACAATGAAGATTGCTGGCATTGGAACAACATTTTCAACAAGCACTATTGGTAAATTATATGTTAATATATCATTCACACCAGTAAGTTATGGTAGAGTTAGTTTAATTATAGGAACTGGGTCATCACCAGCAGCGGGAACAACTGCTTCATCAACAAATGGATTAACATATAGTATGCCATATGAATTCAACAGCACTACTGGTGTTAGTCCTGTTGATACAAATGTTGTTGTTGATTTATCAAGTAATACTAACTATTGGATAGATTTACAATTCAGCACGGTAGGTCAAATAAGCGGAACATTCTCACTTACAAACATACACTATTCTATTATAGAGATGTCTGGTCCGAAAGGAGATACTGGAACTCAATCACTCGCTCAAACACTCGCGATTGGAAATAATGCTGGAACTTACAGCATAGGTATAAATTCTTATACCACAAATGTATCGGTGTCTAATATAACTGGAACAACAGCCGTTTCTTTAGCATCAACCAATACCTATGCTTATACTCTGACTGGTAATACAACTTTTGGTTATGTTTCGGCTACAACATCAGTATATAACTTCTTAATAAAAGCAGGAACATATAGTTTTTCACTTGATAGTGCTTACGCTTGGCAGACGGTCGGCGCAACCGCTCTTGGATTTACAGGATCTTTTGTTATGTCTGGAATATATGATGGAACTGATATGTGGATTTCAACAATAAAAAATTATTTATCTTACTAATGTTTAACACAGGCGTCGCATTTTGGGTAGCCCCCACGCCAGCTATACTTTGTTCTTTGACCTATGTATGGTCAAAGATCGCTCAATATACAAATAGAACTCCTGGATTAGCTGCGGCAGCATCTTTTACTATTGGTAATTATATTTACCTTGGAACTGGTAGAGCAACCGCTGCCATCACATCAACACAATCATTTTATAGATATGATACTATTAATAATGTTTGGTCCGCAACAGCGACCGCTCCCCTTTCGGGAACTGCGAGAAATGGAGCACAGGGATTTGCACTAAATGGATATGGATTCATTCTTGGTGGTAGAGCTCCTTTCGCAACGGGTGCTCCATATTATAAAGATCTTTGGAGATATAATCCAACTACAAACTCATGGGCAAAAGCAGCCACATATAGTGGAACAACAAGAGGAATAGCAATATCTTTTATATTAAAAGGTGAAGCATACTATGGACTTGGAACTCTTTCTGGTGGTGCTGGTGAATTTAAAGATTTTAGAAGATATAATGCGACTGATGACGCTTGGTATACAACCGTAGGAAAAGGTGGTGGTAATGGAACTTATTCTATACCAGATTTCAAAGCAGGTCCAAGATTTTATCCTGGATACTGGACCAACGCGAGTGGAACAAAAGCCTATGTAAGTTGTGGTGGAGCAACCGCGAATGTTTTACAAAATGACTTATGGGAATTTGATATAGACACTTTACAATGGACTAAAAAAACATCACTACCATCGGTGGCAAGAGAAAATATGATGTATGGTTCAATCGGAACAGGTATTCCAAGTAATAAAGGATATTTGATAGGTGGTTATACAGCAACTATACCAATGCAGGATGTGTGGGAGTATGATATATTAACAGATGTTTGGACACAAAGAACTAATTTACCGGAAGTCCTTTATAATGCTCATATTACCGCTTTTAATTGTAGTATATATGCTGGTCCCGGTGGTGGTGCAGCCGGCACAAGTGCATCTATATGGCAACAAATATAAAAATAATATAAATAAAAATGATAGTAATAGATATAACAAATAATTATGTGTTGGCATCATCAACTGATATAAGAAAAGTAAATGAAAGAGGAGAAATTGGAATCATTAAAGTTTATGTAGATGGTGCGAATGATTGGTATATAGGAACCGATTATACAACCGCTGAAATAATAACAGATGATATACTTGTTCCTGATCCAAATAAACAATACTACTGGGATAATGGAGTTTTTATAGAAGTTCCTGCCATACCAAAACCACCATATTTGTAAATTAAAAATAAATTAGAAGATGAAATTAACAACTAATGATGAGATACAATTAGATTCACTCGCTGGATCTGGAAATAGATTACTTCAAGTAGATAATTCTGGTTTGATAAGTGGCACAACATCAACAGGTGGTGGAGGAACTGGGTCTGGAACATCTGGAACATCTGGAACAAGCGGAACTTCGGGGTCAAGCGGATCACCTGGCTCAAGTGGCTCAAGTGGCTCAAGTGGATCTTCAGGTCTTGCTGGTGTTGATGGATCTAATTCTATAAGATGGAGCTGGTCTGGATTAGGCGAAAATGTTAATCCAGGAAATACATATTTCATTAGTGATTCAAATTCTTTATCATCTACTACAAAACTTTCTATAAGTTCTAAAAATATAAACATGGTTGTTTGCCAAGCATGGCTTCAAGAAATAGAAACATTATATAATAACGGAAATATAGTTTATATAAAAGTATCCGAGGTTAATAATAACACGGTCTCTGCTGTATGGCCGATCACATCAGCTGCTTTTAATTATTCTATACCTGGTAGTTGGTTAGACGCTGATTTAGGTTCGGCTCTTACCGCGAATGGAACATTTTCATCAGTTGATTATTCTATATCATTTGTATATAATGGATTAGATGGAACTAATGGAACCTCCGGCTCTTCTGGTATATCTATTACAGGAGCAACTGGTTCTAATGGCTCATCAGGAACATCAGGTGTTTCAGGTGGCGGTTCAGCAGCAAAAGTATTCTTAACAAGTCAATCACTTACAACTTCTGGTTGGTTCGCAACAGGCTCTTTTTGGGGTTATACTTTTTCTAATGCGAATATAGGAACTCAAAGTATAGTTAATTATATACCATACAATGATAGTTATACAGAGTGTATAAATTCAAGATTACTTCCTTATAATCTTGTTGGAGCTTCTTACTCTATATTCTATTCTTATTACTTACCTATTACAACAATAATAGGTGATATACAAATATTCTAATAAACTATGGCATTTTTTACACCAGGACAAGTATCTAACATACCAAAAAAACCTTTAACTCCGCCAACAGAATGGACAAGACCAGGTGACTGGATTTCTATTACTGATAATGTAAATAAGATTCAAATGTTAGTAAGTGATATAGGAACTCAGTCATTTGCTGGAACTGGAGCAACAACATCATATACAATCAATAGTATATTCACAAGAACAGGTGCTACATATTCAATCTATATTGATTGGGGTGATGGTTCATCAGATCAAGTAAGCACAACAACAACTACAAACACAAGTCATGATTATACAACTGGTGGAACTACTTGTTCAAGAGGATATAATACTTGGGTCATTACTATTACGGTAGATCCAACCGTCTCACTAACAACTTGTAATCTTATTGCTCCTGTAAATCTTGGTTCGCCTTTGAATTTTCCATCAGGATTATTAGAACTATACCACGGTGATACAATTGCATCTGCTCTTACTCTCACATCTAAATACTCAAACGGAACATTAGGTAATTATTCAAATTTAGAATATGTAAAACTTCCTACCACATGGACTGGATCATCATTGGCGAGTGCCTTTACAAATTGTTTTGCTTTACAAAAGGTTATACTACCAACAACTATGA